TCTGGGCCTTTGGCACTCCAGTGCCGCGGCGTTCCATTAGGGTTACTCAATCTAGTTCCTCCTTGAAGCAGATGCCACCGAAACATTGAGCCTTACTCTCTGTCTAACGACCTCGGTGGCCACAGCCGAGTCACCGCTGCACTCTTCCTCGCCAGCGGGAGCGAGAGGGGCTGCATACTGGCCGACGAAATCAATAGTAGTCGGCAATCTCAGCAGCCCTCCACCAGCCCGGGTGACAGAGAAGGCCCACTCTACACGGGTGTATCACCGGGGCGAAGTTAGCGAGTAATGCGTGATCTTGTACAACCGTCTTACTCACCCGCCTCCTCCATTCACTTATATTATAGTATGAATCAACTCAATCACATGAACTTTTTTCTGGTAAGAGCAGCATCTCTTCGCTCTGACTTTTCAATATTCCCAGCTTATACAAGGCTAAAAGCTCTTCCTTGGAGAAATCCTTAAGATTGACTTGGTTGACCTGGATATTCTGCTGTAGATTTATACTGGGCTTGGTCTGAGCATTGTCTTGTGAATATAGCCCGGCCCATTTCATAAGCTGGTCGTGGGCAGAAGATTTACTCCAGAGATTATATCTTACTTGACAAAGAACTTTTCCGTCTGGACCTAGAATCGGTTTTCCTTCATATACAAGAGGATTTAAAGCAATAGACGATATGGCCGCCGCTATATCATCCGGAATCCCCTTAGGGCAACCGGGGAGTAGCCTAATATCAGAGGTTGCTATCTTCATCACTTCTTTAATGATCTGCTCTGGGGTGATCAACTCCTCATTCAAACCAGACTGTATTACCGAACGGGCCACATTAGGAGGAATCGGATTCGTAGGCTTTGGTTTACCGTTTCCATTAGAAGGTAGAGTCAAGTCTAATACAGGAGGGTAATTGTGACCGTCAGTGCATTCTATATAAGGTAGCCTAACCGGCTTGGTATGACTCGTTGTATTCAAGTTTATAGTCTGGGGTGGCTCCTTTACCCTAATCGGAAGAGAACTCTTAGTAGCGGCTGTTACATTAGGTTCTACGATGGGTTTAATAGATAGGTTATGCTGTGATTTCCCATTGCTTGGCCTACCCGCCTTATGGCCAGGGCTATTCTTGCTCCCCTTAGGGCGTTCTCTGCCTCGCTTTATTAAATTATTATCTATATATGGAATGCGCTCAACCATAAAATTATTATAATGTAAGAATAAAATAATTCAAAGAATAAAAATTATACTATAGTGGTTTACTATGAAATAACCAATATAAAAATTATTTTTAGTATATAAATAATCCTTTATTTTAGGAGATTTTTACTATAATATAGATATATAGGAGGATAAATTTATGCCTAATCTTGCTAAAACCATCATCCATCCAGAACGCTTTCGTCAACCCACTTATTTGGAAAGGGTCAAAGATTATCGGTTCGATCCATTTATGTGCCATTCTGAAGGCATCCCATTTCCACCTGTGTTTCTACCTTGGTTATTTCCTACTACCCGGGTTTGGATCGCTGCTTTCTGGTATGCGCTATTCAACAAAGACTTGTATAAGGACTAATCAAATGCTAATCAAAATCGGTAACAACCACGAATTATCAAACTTTGGCCCATCGTCTGGCAGGACTGATTTTCAGACTGCCTATGTGGAAAAGATCGCTACTGATCCCAACACCGACTTTCTCTGTATGAATCCAATGTGTGATGAACCCGAGAGACGCAATCCTTACCGTGGACCATTTATGTTAATATTTTACACCGTCGATGGCAAAATCAACTTTCACTGGATTGGTCAGCGGCGGGTTTTGAGGGTAGAGAGCTTATAAATGAAAGAACTTCATAAGCGCCATCAGATTAAGTTGTACGGATGGTGTGTACTACTTGGTATATTTGTATTCATCAGTACAAAAGTCTTGGCTATGGCCCGCTAATAAGATATCGGGGTTTGTAACTTTTAAACTTTTTTAGTTTTTAACCAAAATGGAGAGTAAAATGACCAATCCAAAGATTTTGGAACTTAGGCACTGGAGTGCTGAAGATTTAATGGGGGGGTTCTTACAACATGGACAATGGTGGGTTGCCACTGAAAAAATTGGGCACTGCCAGTGTGTTATGTTTGAAGACCAGTGGCGACCTGATGATGAATCCACCGGCCAGATATGGATGGTCATCAGAAAGATGCGTGAGGCCTTACCAGATGGATCTGATGGGTTTAATCTCAATCTGAACTGGCAGGCCCATAAGGGTATAACTATATCCATTGCTCAGTTCCACAAAATCGATCCTTTCATCCACGGCCAAGGCGCAGATGATAATCCTTGCATTGCTATTCTGCTGGCGGCAAAGGAGGCATGGGCTCAATGGGCTACTGGCTCATATAGGAGGGGGCAATGAACACAGCAAAAATAATTCAATTTCCACTTCGTAAACAATCTATTCGCGACAAGGCTTATCTTTGCTTTTTAGAAAAAATGGAGAAGGTTGAATGGAGTTGTTCTTCACAAAAGTTAGAATTTCATCTTATTGCCAGTTTTATATACTCTTTTGAATATCTACCTACTATAGAAGAGTTAGAAGAAAAAATAGACCGCCTACCAAAGAAACAAGCAAAACCAATACCATTGCCATCAAGCTGTGGATCATGTCCTAATTTTATAGCAAACAAATCTCAGAAAAAATGGGGAAAAATGAAAATAGGTAGTTGTAACATAGGATATAAGCCAAAAGTCGGGCAGGGATTTACGAAATGTGTAAAATCAAACTTTCTTTGGGTTATGGATATCAAGGCAATAACAAAAGAAGAAGAGAGAAGAAAGAAAAGAGGCTGCAAATGAAACGACTCTGTGCCTGCGGCTGTGGAAGACAAGTCACTCCTGGATGCCTCTGGCGTCGAGGTCATTATCATACTGGCCGAGTTGGTGAGAACGCTCCTAACTGGAAAAAAGGAGCAGGGCAGATCAATTCCTATAAGACCATCTACGCCCCAGATAATCCCCGAGCACTAAGATCCAAAACCTCTCATGTCAGAGAAGATGTGTTGGTGGTCGAGGAAGCTGCAGGCATATATCTGCCATCCAAAGCCGAGATCTTCCACGTCAATGGCTGTAAATCTGATTCTGATAATTCCAACTTGGTGGTCTGTCAGGGGCGTGAATATCACTTTTTGCTCAAGAAGCGCCAGCGGGCTTGGCAGGCTACTGGCAGCGCTCATGCTCTGCAATGTAAGCGCTGTGGTCGATGGGGAGTAAAGGAGAATTTCAATAAGGACGAGGATGGACATAAGGGAAGTTGTAGGAGATATTTGGATGATTTGAGGCTGGAAAGTGAAAAAAAATAGGACCTAAACCAAAATTATTTTTGGGTGTTTTTATAACCTATTGTAATCATTGGATAGTTATAAAATAATAATTCCTATAAATTAATATTTCTTAATAAAAAAGCTTGTCTTCTTCACAGAACACTATATAATATAGGTAAATAAAGGTTAAGGAGGTACCAAAGTCAGACCAAATGAAAAGCCGGGCCGAACCTGGCGGGGTGGTTGGAGAGGCCGAAAGGCAAACCCACAGCACGGACCACCTCATGAACTCCTGAAATGGGAAGATAGGGTTCAGGCCACCTAAAGGCTTAAATTGACGCACTCGGAGGAACCCGGGGAGGTCACCCAAGGAACCGGTTCAAAACCGATAAGACTTGGTAGGAGAGAGACCGAAAACTAAGCTGATTAACAATTTAAAAGAGATGAGAATAAGTACCGGGGCCGGGTTTGGCCAGTAGTGAAAAAATTATTATCGAAAGATCGAAACCGGAGCAGATAATATAATTGTTCCGGTCCATTGGTGATGCCAATGCTGATGATGATCAACCAAATCCTAAGGAGGATAAAATAATGGATTGGAACAGATTAATTGCCGGGAGTCTTTATGAGGCTCCTTTAACCTTACAAACCGTTTCTGCAGTCTGCAACCAATTTTCTCCTAATTTATCAGTAACCATTGCCAAAGGGTTCGATCCTAAACTCAATGGCGAGGCTGGGCTAAACCAGTTTGGTCAGCCCAAAGTATTTATTTATTCTCCCACAGTCGGCACTTTCCTTCACGAAGTTGCCCATGTTATGAAAGGTGGGATGAACCACAGCAGGAAATGGAGAGATAATTTCCGGGCTTTGGTGGCTTGGTACAAAAATAATCTTTAAAGATCGAAACCTGCTTGGAGGAGCAGGTCCACCAGTCAATCTGGTGCTGATGAGATCAAAATAAAAAGTGGAGGGTAAGAAACATGAAAATCATAATTGAGGACGACAATGGCAAAAAAGGGGTAGCAAAATGAAAACCGACGGACTAACCGAGTTGGAAATCAAAGTTCTCCAGGCTGCCAGAAAGACAAACTTCGGCGACTGCCTGGAAGGTGGTCAGTGGTCTTTCGCAGTTTGCGATGCTGCCAAACTGGACGAAAAAATCTACCGAGGAGTAGTTGCTTCCCTGGTGAAAAAGGGGTTAGTCGTCATATCCGATGACGAGGGCAAGGGTAAGTTTTCCGATATGGTCTTCGATTACACCGATGCAGGAAAAGAACTTTTTAATTAATCTCAGGAGGGCAATAAAATGATGAGATCAGAGTTTGATGCCTTGACAGAAAGTGTCAAAGGAAAATGTACCGACGAGCAATGGATTGTCATTAACCGAGTGTACACCTTCCATCCCAGCATCAAAGACGTCGGCGGAAAAACCCAAGTGGCCATGCTGTTTTTAGAGCATGGCTTTGTGATCTTCCAAGACATGCTTCCCAGGGCAGAAAAGATGGCTGAACTGGATTGCATTAGGAGAAGCCATCTAATTGAACTTGAAACCATCGACCGCCAAATCCAAGAATTAACCAACCCCGCCTGATGATTGCCTGGCGAGCATGAAACCCCGGCTTAATGGTCGGGGTAGCAGGAGCCAAAATAAAATCTGAATGGAGGGTAAGGAGATGGCAACTTTTCATAAAACTTCTGGAAAACCAGAATATGAGATTCGTCAGAATGGTAAGATGATTGGTTGGTTCTTTCAATATTATGAAAAATCAACCGGCCATTGGGCAAGTCGTTACGTTGGACATTTTCCTGGCGGTTACTTTTGGGAGTTCATGCCAGAAGGAGATGAGCCAGGATTTTTCAATAATGAATCTTTCAAAAAGGGTAAAGCAAGAATCCTTTGTGAATATCCTGATGATAACTTATTTACCATCCAGAATCAATCCGACCAACTCATCAATAACCTGGACAAGGTTATCTACTAAAATGCGGTCAATCCCCTGCCGCCGTTCAGGGCAAAGCTAATAGCCGGTTTATCGGCTCAGGCACAACATAACGGTTTATCAATCCTTAACAAATAAATTAATGGGAGGGAAGGAAAATGGCATATATAGAAGTTCACAAATTAGACCACACAGCATGGTTAGTAAAATCCACTATGGGGCAAGAGCTTGGACATGTGAGGCATAAAAATTCTCAGGATAAATTCCATGCCTTCCCTTATAATGGCTCGTTACCAAAAACTTTTGATAATCCCACTGATGCCGAGAGATACATCAATCCTGATTATCTATAACCCCTACCTGATGAGAGCCGGATGGTAACCGGCCGGAACCGGGCTGCGACCCGGTGGTAGGAAACCAAATCTAATGAATTGGGAGGGTATGATGGAAGCCAAATGTGTCAACTGTAAAAAGGTTAAACCTGTTTTCAAACGATTCGAGGGTGAAACCAAGAGGCGCTGGTGCGCTGGCGGCCATTACACCACTAAGACGACCATCTGGTGTGAAGAATGTTGGACTGCCTGGGAGAAGAAATACCAAGAAGATATTGAAGCGGACAATCGCCGGAATCAGCAAATTCTGGCCGATTTTGAAGCTGGAAGATAACATGAATACCTACCAAACATTCCAAAGCGGCCCCAGGAAAGGCCAACCCAAGACCTTGACCGACCGGGTCGTAAGGTTCCTGGTGGAGGGCCTGGCGATGCAGGAAGTTTCTTCCCGGTCAAAATATCGCCAGTTCGTCAAAGACGGTAGGTTGTATTTCGTCGGCAAGAACGGCGCCGTCCGGGCTGGCAAGTCTGCTTCAGATTCCGTCAGCCTGACCGACCAAGTCCACGCCAATATGAAAATGTGGGAGGATAAGAGATGACAAAATCTGAACAAGTAGCACTTATCCTCGAAAACCAGAGGCGATTTTACTCCTGGGAGCCACCTGAGATTTTCAATCCATTCCAGATATTCAAATGCTGGCACATCGAACCCTATCCACAAATGTCTGATGAAAAGTGCAGGGCAAGGGGGTTCAAGCCGGAGTTGTACATGAATGCTGGATGTGGCAATAGGTGTCCCCGGTGGCGGTATTATCGTAAGTTGGCCAAGAAGGCTTTGGAGCCCAAACCGATACGGATTCCGTATTTATAGGAGGACAATTATGGCTACAAATCGAGATTGCCTATGGTTCAAACCATATGGCGGAGATCATGGTGCCATGAGAAGGAGTCGTGGTCGTCGTTGGGTGTGGTATGATTGCCTCCATTGTGCCAGATTTGACAATCCTGAGGTTTTCTCCACTCCTAGATGGCAGGGGCCTCCGAGTGAGGCAATTGTCAAGGCTATGAAACGTGCCTATAATGGCGAGGCAATCCGCTGCAAGGGAGCCGACTACCACAAGAAGATTCGGGAGGCCAAGATATGACAATCAAATCTATTGATGCTCTTCCCAAGGGCAAAAGAAAGATTGATCTGACTGGCCCAGAGGGAAATGTTTTCTTCTTGATCGGTACAGCCAAAACCCTTGCCAAACAGCTGGGACTTGACTTCGACCAGATTCAGAAGGAAATGATGTCGAGCGACTACGAAAACGCGGTGCAGACCTTCGATAAGTATTTCGGAGAATTTGTTGATCTTTATCGGTAATCAATCCGAATCCCCGGCCCGGAGGTGCACGGGGAAACCTGGTGAATTCCAGGTCTGATGATGGATATCAGAAATTAAATTTTGGAGGGTACACAAATGAGTAACAATGCGAAGAGGTACAGCAAGAGGCAAGTCAGAAAGAACTTTGCCGACCTGGTCAGAGACCTGAACGCCAAGGTCTACAAGGTGAAAGGGCAGTTTATCATTACCCCCAAAGCCTTGCTCAAGGGCTACACCAAGTGGAACGCCGCGGTGTTGAGGGCGATCCGTCCGTTGGCTTACGAGTGGGGGATTAGCATCCGGTCCGAAGAGCCGGGGCGGCTGGTCTACAGTTAAGGAAAAGTTATGTCAGAACCTCAATACTCCGACTACGTCAATATGATCAGGAAGGTAGCCTGGAAAAAGATCAAAACAAATCCTTCCTTGGATTTCGACGAACTGGTCAGCCTCGGCTCTCTCGGGTTCATGCAAGCGATCAAAACCTGGGATCCAAACAAAGGCATGTTTTCAACCCACCTTTGGTATCAACTCCAGGATCAAATGGGAAGAATCAAAGGCTGTATCAATTGTCCAACAGAGGAGAAAAACACAATTCTTCTCGAAGATGGTTATGGAAGAGTTGGACATACATATCAAAACAATATGTTCAGCCCGTCGGAAGAACACCGCTCAAGTGTCTTATCATCATTAGATGATTTGGACCTTGGTATCCAGATAGCCGACGAACGACCCAGCCCCTTCGAGGAAACCAAATTCCGGGCTGGGTTGGCCAGCCTCAGTAAAGAGGCTTTGGAAGTTGTTTATCTGGTTCTGGGCAGTCCTCAGGAATTGGTTGACTGGACCATCCGCTGGATCCGGCCAAGCCAGAGTTCCATTCGGACCTTCCTCCATAGCCTGGGTTGGAAACCAAAGAAGATCGACCAGGTTTTTGGTGAGATTAAAATGATGTTGAAGGAGTTATAAAACAAATCTAATCAAGGAGAAAGAAAATGCCTAAAGTTTTTAAAGTGAAAGGTCGGAAAGATTATCCCGAGTTTGGTATTAAGAAGGGAGACGAACATTACACCTGGTCCGTCATGACCGGGCCGAGAAGTAGCCGGACCTACCGGTCGTTGACTCCGCCCAAGCCCAGCCAGCTCACCGGCAGCCCTTTCCTGCAGGAGTATTACTCCATCCAGGAGCAGATCGAGAATCTGACCGCCGAGTCCGCCGAGGATCTGAAATCTCAGATCGAAGAGATCATTGGCAACATCGAAAATCTCCGGGACGAAACCCAAGGCAATCTTGATAATATGCCCGAAGGTTTGCAGCAGGGAGACACCGGCCAGCTCCTCCAGGAACGGGTGGATGGGTTGGATGGCTGGATTTCTGACCTGGAGGGAGTTGACCTGGACTTCGAGTTCGACGAGGAAGAGCCCGAAGAGCCCGAAAAAGAAAAGGAGGAGACCGACGAGGAGTTCGAAGAGCGTCAGACTGAATACGAAACCGAGAAAGAAGAATGGGAAACTCGGGGAGAAGAGGCCAAAGTAGAGCTCGTACAGGCGCAGATCGAAGAAGTCCAAGGTTTCGACGCGGGATTATAACCAACACCTCGAATTCCCCGGTTGAGGGTCGGGGAACGCCAGATGAATTTCTGGCCTGATGATGAGGAAGAAATCCTATAATAAGTAAAGGAGTTAAATTATGAACCCCGATAAAGCCGTCATAGAAACGCTTGACAGGCGACCGGACGTTTTCTGCAGGCGGTGCGGCAGAGAACTTACCCATCCAGACAGTTACGCTGCAGGCATTGGGCCTGAATGCTCCAACCATTGGGGTATCTGCCAGCAAGAATTGGCTCGCCTCAATATGGAGATGGACCCGAACCTCATTGCTGCGGCCATGAATGACGGCCCCAGCATCGTTTCCCTAAACGCCAAAGGCGACCGTTTCGTCGTCCGTTTCAAGTTCGATGAGGACGGTTCGATCAGAAAAGAAATCAAGGCTATCCAAGGTTGGAACTTTGACTTCACCGGGTCCCGCCTTTGGTCCGTCCCGGCCAGTAAAGAAATCCTGAATCGGGTGATGTCTATCCTCCCCCAAGCCAGGGTCTATATTAAGGACCTCGAACGGATTAAAAACCTCGGCGCTCAAGCGCCTGAGCCCATGGCTGCGCCAGCATTACGGCCCAGGACGGCATGGCTCGAGGACGAAAAAATTCGGCTGTTTTGGGACCGTAAAGACAGAGATTTTGAAACCATCAAAGAGGAAGTCAAAGATTGCCCAAGCCGACATTGGAACCCTGACAAGTTCTTCTGGGAAGTGCCCGCCAGCATCCAGCTCATGGAACTCCTGGAGAAGTGGCAGTTCACTCAGGACGACAACCTGAAAAACTACCTGGAAGGGCACAAACCTGGAGAGATAAATAATATTCTTTATTTTTCCCTATGCCCATTATATAATGAAATTAAAAACCATGGGGGTAGGAAAAATGCCGAAGGGAGTTTACGTCAGAAAGCCGAGCAAAGTGAGAGACGAATCGAACAAAAAGAACCTCGAAAAGGGGAGAACCCCAGATGTCAGGGCCAAAGTCCGAGAGAAGTTAATAGAGAATGCCCAAGACGAAGCCTGGAGAGAGAAGGTGTCCAAAGCCACCAAAGAAGCAATGCATCGTCCAGAAGTCAGGGGCAAACATCTCAAGGGATTGGAGATGGCCAGAAAGAAACACGGAGTGAATTTCCGGGGAGGCAACGGACAGGAAATGACAGACATTATCGGTTATCTGGACAGTCTTCTGAGGGAGCAGGGGTTCATCCGAGAATATCCGGTGAAAACCAAATCAGTGATTGCTTCCTTCCCGAGTGCCGCGACTGTCTACAAAGTCGACTTCGCAGATCCGATCGCGATGGTGGCAATAGAAGTGGACAGTGGGCTCCACAACAGCAAGGAGAGCAAAATCACAGACGCCAAGAAAACCAAAGTATTGGAAGCCCTTGGCTGGACTGTTCTACGCTTAAAGCACTAAGCCAAAATCCACCAGGCTTTGAAAAACTATTCTCCTTTCAAAAAGAAAGCGTTGACTTCCTTGAAAGTCGACAAGGGAGAGCGTTAGTTGCACATGAAATGGGCTTGGGTAAAACTATTATCACCCTGGCATGGCTGAGAATCCATCCCGAAGCCAGACCCGCAGTTATCGTAGTCCCCGCCAGCTTGAAACTGAATTGGCGGCGGGAGGCTTACAAGTGGATGGATCGTTCACAAGAAACCGTTATGATCCTGTCTGGCAGCCCAAATGGCAATGGCCAAGAGTTGGCTTTGCCAGCCGTCTCCGTGATCATCATCAATTACGACATCTTGAAAAAGTGGAATCCGATCCTCAAGAAACTCAACCCTAAGGCGGTGGTCATTGATGAGAGCCACTATGTCAAAAACAATAAGGCTCAACGGACGCTCGCCGTTCGCGATCTGGCCAAAGGCGTACCGCATGTGATCGCTATGTCCGGTACTCCTATTGTCAATAGACCCATCGAATTCTACAATGCGATCAGCATAGTGAATCCGACGGTGTTTCCGTCTTGGTTCAAGTTTGCCAACAAGTTCTGCGCTCCGAAGTTTAATGGATTTGCCATGGATTACTCTGGTGCCAGCAACACTGAGGAACTCCACCAGATCCTCACCAAGACCTTAATGATCCGCCGCCTCAAGAAGGACGTTCTCAAGGACCTCCCGGCTAAAATCAGATCGGTAGTTCCTCTTGAGTTGGAAAACCGCAGTGAGTATAATGAAGCGGTCCGTGACTTCCTGGGTTGGTTAGAGCGTACCGAAGGTGTAGAAGCGGCGGAGAGAGCGTCTGCGGCAGAGGCTTTAGTGGCCATTGGCAAACTCAAGCAGCTGGCGGCCCGTGGCAAGCTCCAATCCGCTCTCTCCTGGATCAGAGACGTTGTAGACCAGGATGAAAAGATCATCGTGTTTGCCGTACATCATTGGATGGTGGATGCTTTGATGGCCGAGTTTGGTAAGCAGGCGGTTCGCCTCACTGGTAAGGAAAATCAGGAGCAACGTCAAAAGGCTGTTGACGATTTCCAAACCGACCCCGATATTAAGGTCTTTGTTGGCAACACGAAAGCTGCCGGCGTAGGTATCACGTTGACCGCTGCTACCCACGTAGCGTTCGTAGAAATGGGATGGACGCCCGGCGAGCACCAGCAGGCAGAGGACCGCGCCCATCGTATCGGCCAGGAAGAAACCGTTAACGTCTATTATCTGGTAGCCGAGGACACCATTGAGGAAGACATCGCCGTTATGCTCGATGAAAAGGCTGAGGTGTTAAGCCAGGTCCTCGACGGCAAGGAAGTTGAGAAACATTCCATCCTGGGCGAACTGCTCAAGAAAATGAAAAAGGAGAGGAAATGAAATCTCGACTTAACCAAATTGCTGAGAAGTGGACTGGATTTCCTAGTGTTTTCAGTCCAGATGAACTTGAGATACATCTTCGCTCTCAATTACAAATCCGTCGGGAATCAAACCGGGAGAAGAGAAAGATGGCGCGCTGGTTAAGAAAGGCGTTTCTTGATAATGTGAAAGAAGCCTCGGAGAATATGTTTGATGGAGATCTCTGTCTACCCCAAGAATTCTTCCAAATTATGCTTAAATATTAAAAAAAGGAGAATTATCATGACCAACAACTGGAAAGAAATCAGGAAATCCAGACTCAGCCCAGAAGCCAAGCAAGCCAACCGCAAGGTCTGGATAATCTGGGGAATTGAAGTAACTTTCTGTCTGGCCATCGGAGCATTGTTTGGCTGGATGTTTGGGAGGACATGGTGATGACAAGAAAAATATCACAAGAATTACAGGAAGAGGTTTACACCGCTTTAAACCTAGTTCTCATGCAACATCCAGAAGGCGCTGGACCGACTGATATCTGGGAAGCTCTATTCGAGGATAGAATGGATATTTCTTCCGTATCGAGAGCAATCTCCGAACTGGTGAAGGAAGGGTACGTCAAATTTGTCGGATTCATAGACAAGAGAAAGAAATTTATCTCAACCGACAAAGAATTTCTCCCTGTTCGTTTTCCTTGTCCAGCAGTAGAAGCAAATGCCAAAGCTGGAGAAAAAGCTATAAAGAAATTGAAAAATGATTTTGGCCTTACATCGAGTAATTCTCCAGCAGAGCCTGGCTACTGGCTGGACCATCTCAATAAGGTCGTCGACTCCCTATGTAAACTCCAGGATGCTATTCCTGGCCTCAAAGTAGGACTCCTGGACCTAACTAAAAACTTGGACAGATTGTCAAAGGTCAAAGATATTCTTGGTGATATGGCCAAAACAGCGAGGAGAAATGTATGATTAAAATCGAAACCCAGATTGAGGGCAAACGAGGCTGCGGATATCGCAAGCCGGGTGGCTTATATCTAATTGGGCCACCAACTGGACAAAACTGTTGTAAACTTCCATTTGCCCTCACGGTATGTCCGTGCTGTGGTGCCGGTATTCGACCCGCCAGAGCTTGGACGTGGGTAGATGCTGATAGATTGTTCTTTCCCAATGGTCCAGGGCTCCACTCAGATGCCCCTCAATGTAAATGCCCATTGAATGACTTTGGACAAATTGGTAAGGCCGGGCTTATCTGGATCGGTGAGAAATTCTATCCGACTCCAGAAATTTTTCTCCAAGAGGCCAGAGAGATGGGTATCAGTCGGCGCATCGGGGCAGTCCCCAAAGATTTCAAACTAGGTGAGACTTGGGTGTTATTGGCTCATAGGAAGGTGCTCACTGAAATTGTTACCATAAGCCATCCTGATATCCGCGAACCAATCGAGGGAAAGAAAGATATTTCTGCCATCTTCTCAATCTTCCGCCCGACCGCAGTTGAATATGTGGTCAAAGGTGATGAAACCGGGGAAGATCTGGAGCGAATCGTCAAGAGAGGACTCACGCCGGTCACTATCAAAAATCGGGTGCCCTATGAGTAAAGAGCAAGTCAGAGAAGCCTTAAATTTGTTTGAGCAAGGGCTGGCAGTACCAGATAAAGCAGTATTGACTGCTATTCGAGAATGCTGCGATCTTTGCCCAAATCCCATCTCCTTAGTGGACGGTAAAACCATAACTGGTATCTGGGCCAATATGTGTACTATTTGTTTTTCCAAGTATGGAATCGGCATTGGCCTCGGCAAAGGTCAGGTATTAATCTGGAAAGGAGGGATATAATGAACGAACTAAAAAGAGGAGACACCGCAAGGACTAATTCCAATATCTTTGGAACTGGATATTGGAAAATGGTTAAAATCCGCCGTCATATCATTTATGGACCATTACCTACTCCTTGCTCAGTGTTTGGTTGTAATAATCTCATCCACCATGGAGATCTCCATGGCTCTCAAGGAACCAAAACCTTTCATGTTTGTTTAAGTCACTGCGAAAAAGCAAACTGATATGTTTGATTCTGTAATTTTATTCTTGGTATAACTATTATATCCATATATAATAGTTAATATGAGGACTAAAAATGTTAACCACACGGCAAGCGGCGGAGAAACTGAGCCTAACTCCAGGCAGGATTCATCAATTGATCCAATCTGGCAAGATCCAGGCCAAGAAATACGGCCCAATATGGTTGATAAAACAGGAGGACTTAACCAAAGCGGTTTGGAATCGGATTCCAGGAAAGAAAACTTGACGAGATTTTATATTTACTACCTGCGCAGGCCAGATAAGGAAGACCCAGAAGATTCAAATCTGGCCTGCCCATTCTATGTAGGTAAGGGGCAAAATCATAGATATGAATGTCATCGAAAAGAAGCTCAGCAGCTATTGCATAAATCAGGAAGAAAAATATATAAAATAGCTATCATTCACGCTCTTTGGAAGTCGGGTTTGGATTTCACTGAAGAGATATTTCTTGACAATCTTTCAGAACAAGACGCTTTTGATATCGAAAGGGCTGCTATAGAGTTGTATGGACGTCACGATAATGGAACAGGTATTCTTGCCAATATGACGAATGGAGGAGAAGGATCCGGCGGTCATATATGTTCTGATGAGTTCAAACAAAAACTAAGACAACTTTACAAAAATAGGATTTTTTCAGAAGATCATCGAAAAAATTTAAGTAAAGCAAGGAAAGGAAGAATTTCTTGGAATAAAGGGGTAAAACATACTCCAAAAACTATTGAAAAGATTAGGCAAGGTAAATTAGGAAATAAGAATCCTAACTATAATAAGGCTCCTTCAGAAGAAGCTCGAAGGAAGAACAGTGAGGCTCATAAAGGAGAGAAAAACCATTTCTATGGCAAACAACATACTGAAGAAGCCAAAAAGAAGATAAAAGAATCTTGGGTTAGAAGAAAACTAAAAAACAAACCAGTAAGAGTCCCCTACAAAGATTGAAGGAAAAAATCATATGACCTTCGATACCATATCTTATCTCCGTGACAGAAATATTTCTTTTATTACCAGCGGAAAAAATGTTAGCGATGGTTGGATCAATATCAAATGTCCTTTTTGTAACGACCCTTCATTTCACGGAGGTTTTTCTCCAGAAGATTACTACTCCTGCTGGCGCTGCCGGAACCATTCGATAGAAAATATCATCATGGCTCTGGAACGAGTACCCTACCATGTCGCTTGTCAAAGGAGAATACAATATGAAATAAATTTCCGGCCAATTATTCCAATACTGAAAACCAGGAAATCTACTGGTCAATTAAAACTGCCAATGGGCACCAAAAAGATGGAAATGAGACACAAAGAATATCTACGCAGACGGCACTTTGATCCAGAGATTTTGGAAACTAAATATAATCTCTTAGGCACTGGACCCGCTGGTCATCTACCTCACAGGATTGTCATTCCTATCTTCTACCAAGGCCGGATGGTAAGCTGGCAAGCCAGGGACATAACCGGCAAGGCAGAGCTAAAATATAAATCTGCCAGCCCAGATGTCGAGGAAGTTAGCCACAAGAAGATCCTGTACAATCTTGATAATTGCCGAGGTCAATCTATTCTCGTGGTAGAGGGGGTGACAGACGTATGGAGGTTCGGAGACGACACTGCCGGGACATTCGGAGTTAAGTTTACCCAATCCCAGCTTCTGATTCTATCCAAGTATGAACAGGTATTCTTTGTTTACGACGGAGAGCCAGAAGCCCAAGCCCAGGCAGAAAAGGCTTGCAAGACCTTGTCTGGAGTTGGAGTGATAGCAGAGAATGTGATTCTTGATAAAGGCGATCCTGGAAGCATGGACCAGAGTGAGGCAGATGCTCTCAAAAATGAACTTCTAAAGGAGAATTAAGATGAAAACTATCATGATTATCGCAGCAATGTTGTTTTGTTTTGGATGCGCAACCACACCCATGAACGTCATTATGACCAACCCTGAAACCGGCAAGTGTGTCTATGTTTCTCACAGTTCATGGGGATGGGGCATGGCAGGAGTCATGGCCGCAATCAATGCTGAGCAGCAGCAGAAAAAGGCCATCGAGGCCGCCAAGATGATGGGTTACACCGACATGAAGGAGGTCAAGTGAACAAATCATGAAACAAATCTCAAAAAAATTCAAGAAAGCGTTACGAGAAGCTCCTACTATTCTCACTTTACTCACCATTGATCATCCGGATTTGTCAACTCCAATACGGGTGGTTGATTGGCATGAGCCTGTTGAGAGTCGAGGAGAGAAGTTTCTGCCGTTTGCCTTTACAGTAGAGATTTTACAGGAAGTTTTGGGAGGAGAGATTACAATTTCTTGGGATGAACTCCCCATAACCATAAAATACAACACCCTCATTAAGGTTATGGCTAAGGCTATAATACTTGGAGACTTGGATGAAGCTGTCTTAATCTTTCAACAGTTGGAGATGTTGGTTCAAGGAAATAAAGCAAGAGGAAATCTTCCTCTACCACTACCACCATTTCCAGAGAAGTAAGGAGAGGTAATGAAATCAATCGGAACCTGTTTGTTTGTTTTACTTCTTTTTGGCTGCGCCTCCACTGGCACTGGCAATCAGAAGATTATGAGTGCCTCTTTCCAAGATAACATCGAGATAGGTGTAACAACCAGTGTGCAAATCCTGTACCTGCTAGGTGAACCAGAAAACCTTTATGTCAATCCCTGGCGATATATTGGGAATGATCGGATCATTCCTGCCTTGTGTTACTTACCTTTGCTGGATCTCACCCAGAAGCAGACTATCCGTAATCGAATAGTGGATATCTATTTCGATGTTAATAGGATTGTCTCTAATATCAAAGTCGAAAACTC